TATTTCTGATCGCGGGTTTTTATTGGAGCTGATGACAAACGGACTGAAGTGCGGGGGGCTGGGGGAGACAACCGTCAGCTATCGAATAAGTGAAGATGGGTCAAACCCAGACGGTGCGAAATACTTTTTACATTGGAACGAAGTGCAGAAAAATAAATATCAGGGGTCATACCCTTGGATGAAGAGGACGGTGTTTCAGACATGACTGAATTTGATACGTTTTGGAAAGCCTACCCAAAAAAGGTAGCAAAAGGCGATGCTCGCAAGGCGTGGACTACGACTGCGCGGATTCGCCCGCCAATGGAAGAGCTACTGAAAGCGGTAGAAAACCATTGTCAGAGCGATCAATGGCGCAAAAACGATGGCGAATTTATCCCATATCCTGCGACCTATTTGCGTCAGGAACGCTGGTCGGATGAGCTAAAAGTTACCTTACCCGGAGTCGTAAATTCTCAGCCGTGGCATGAGAGCTGGCCCGGGATACAGGCCAAGGGTGCGGAGCTGGGGATATTTGAGTTCAATTTTTCTGGCCCGCAGGAATTCAGAGCTGCGGTGATCAAGGCCGCGAAAGAAGGTCTGAAGGCTGCATGACTTGTGAGCTTTGCCAGCAAAACTCTCCAATCTTTGAACTCAAGTGTTCAGGGTGTCGAGACCGGATGGTCATGGTGGAGGACTGTAAGCTCATCAGGAAGTGGACTGCCCAGCAGATTGAAAAGGATCTGGGGTTTTTACCGGACTACAACAGGGAACCGAACTGCGGTTGCACCGAGTTCTGTATTAGAAAATCCCGCATCAAGAATGAACAACAAACTGACATCTTCCCAGAGAAAGCACCTCGCCGCCGTTAAGTCGTTGGAGTGCGGGGTCTGCGGAGCTACTGGCCCGTCAGACGCCCACCACATCGAGCAGGGGCTTCAATTTACCTGTATCCCTCTGTGTAAGGACTGCCATCAAGGGTCGTTTAACGGTATCCACGGCCAGAAAAGGATATGGAACGTAATGAAAAAGACGGAAATGACGGTACTGAATGACACCATCGAAAAGCTCTTACGATAGGCTGACGCTCCCGTGGCCACCGAAAGAACTCAGCCTGAACTACTCTGGGCATTGGGCTCCGAGGGCCGCTGCGGTCAAAAAATACAGGTTTGCGGTCAAGATTTTGGCGTTGCAGGCCAAGTGGCAGATCCCCGAGGAAGGAAAAATCTATTTGGAGGTGGAGTTCTACCCACCAGACAGGCGACCGAGGGATAAGGACAACATGGTTGGTGCTTTCAAAGCTGGGCAGGATGGTCTTGCGGATGCTTGGAAGATCAACGATAAAAGGATTGATTGCTCATACAAGGTGAGTAGTCAGTTAGGCGGTATGGTGAAGGTCAAACTTTTAGGAGAAAAACCATGAAAAAGGTAATTGCAGCAGGTCTATTTATTTTCGCTAACGTAGCTTTCGCAGCTTGCCCACCGTATGCACCGTATGGATGTCAGCAGACTGCGAGCGGCAAGATGCTCTGCGGTTGCGGGCGATAGAATAGGGTCGGGGGCGGCACGAAATGAATGCAAGTGAGATTCAGGTTGTGGTACACCCGCCCCCACAAGAAACCGTTTATAATAAGGCGATGGAACGCAAACCGCTTACACGCCGACCCTATCTCTCAAGGGATATCCTGAGGGTATTGAAAAGATTTCCTAACCTTACGCGCAGGGAAATCGCAGTTAAAGTCCATGCAAAGAATCACTCGGTCAAAGCAGTTTTATTTAAGCTGGTAGCTGCGGGCAAAATCGATTGCGCCAAGGGTAAGAACACCACCGCAAAAACAGGCCCACGGATGGTCAACGTCTATTGCCTGAATCAACAACCAGAGGCAGAATTACATCATGGGTGACATGGAAGCATTCGCGCAGACGTTGCTACATTCAGCGACTTGCGCTCATATTCAGCATTGGCAGACCAAGAGTTATGCCCAGCACAAGGCTTTGCAGAAGTATTACGAGGCCATGCCCGGGCTGGTGGATGACTTGGTCGAGACCTACATGGGCAAAAACGGCATCGTGGGGAACTTTGAGCCAGAGTTTGAGATAGAAAAAGACCCCCTGAAATACATGAAGGCTATGCAGGAGTATGTCGAGGAGACCCGTACCGACTTACCTAAAGACTCAGAGATCCAGAACCTAGTCGACACCATCATGGATCTAATTAACGCCACGATTTACAAGCTAGAGAACCTAAAGTGAATTGTGAGACCTGTAAGTTTTTTCAGGCGTCAGGAAAGTTTGGTATGTGCCAGCGTTACCCCGAATACGTTATGAAGCAGGCTGGTATGTGGTGCGGGGAGTATCAAAATAAGCAGGAAGCAGTCGTGGACATAGAACCTAAAAAAAGAGGGAGACCACCGAGTGATAAAGCCGTTGCGTGACCGGATCGTTGTAAAACCTTTTGAGCGCCAAAAGAGTGCGGTGCTAGAGGTAATCATGCGGGAAAACCCGAACATGGGCGAGGTGGTTGCGGTAGGGCCGGGAGAGTACGACAAGAAAGGTCGGCTGGTTCCTAACCCTGCGAAGGTCGGTGACAAGATCCGCTACGGGACGACAGGCGAATATCTTACGTTTCAGCAGTATGAGGAAAACGGCGAGAATTACCTGATAATGAGCTGGAAGGACGTTTGCTGGGTGGACGAAAATGGCAAAAACTACCAATAAACCCATTCCCAAGACGACTGTCGGTAAGGGAAAGAACTACAAACCTACCGAGCAGGGTGCGGGAATGACCGCAAAAGGAAGGGCCGAATACAATGCAAAAAATAATTCAAACCTTAAAGCTCCAGCTCCAAACCCTAAAACAAAAGCTGACGCAGCTCGCAAAAAAAGTTTTTGCGCGAGGATGAGCGGGATGCCCGGGCCGATGAAGGACGAAAAAGGTCGCCCGACTAGGAAAGCCGCGAGCCTTAAAAACTGGAACTGCTAATGAATGAGCAAGCTATACAAGCACGAATTGCGGAACTTAATCAGGAACGTGCGAAGGCCATCACAGCTATTCAGACTCTGGATGGAGCGATTGCGGACTGCCATTGGTGGCTCCAAAGAATCCAAGCAGATACCGTCAAACTTAACGAAGGGAGCGAATGATGGCTACCAAACCCGGTCTCTACGCCAACATCCACGCAAAACGCGAGCGGATCGAGCGCCAGAAGGCGGCAGGCAAGACCCCAGAGAAGATGCGAACCCCCGGGTCAAAGGGAGCGCCGACCGCAAAGTCGTTCAAAGAGTCAGCCAAAACCGCAAAGAAGAGGTAAAAATGCTCAAGAAATCTACGTCTGAGAAGGCATTTAAGTCCAACATCAAGACCGAAATGAAGTCTGGCAAACCTCAGAAGCAGGCCGTTGCGATTGCATACGCAGTTAAGCGCGAAGCTGCTAAAAAGGGTAGCAAAGGCAAGAAATAATGCCGACTCTTGCGGATCTTTTTAATTTAGATCCAAACGTAGAGCGGCTAACCCTACTGCCCCGCCTGCGGGGTTCTCTGCCATCTGACCCGGGCTCAGAGCTAAAGGGCTCTGTAATGCTCAAGGGTACAGGCATGGAGAGCCGGTATATGCCGGACGTCATAGCCCCGAAGGTTCTGTACGACTTTATCCGAGCTGTGAAGGCTCCGGGCCGAGCTGCGCGGGGTGAGGCGTTGGACGAAGAAGAGGCGCTGAACACGGCCCTAAATATATTTGGCGGCGGTCTGGCCACAAGCGGTGGGACGCCGTTAGGGTCGCTTGGGATGGGCGCTCGGGTAGGTGGGAAAACCATCCGCGAACTTTTATACGGGGATAAGCCAAATCTGACGCCTGCGGAAAAGTCAGCCATTACTAAATTTGAGAAAGAACTTAAAGTTCCGGCGGTTAGGCGGCGCGAGGAAATGCGGGCTGGAGGCCAGACAGTAGCCGTCCCAACACCCGGACTTACCACAATTAGTGAGATTGCGTTCAATCCTGAAAAGCTGGTTGGCAAAGTTTTAGTTCCCGTATTTGGGGATACGTCTGCCATAGGAAAAGATGTCTCACAAATCAGGGGCGTACCCCTCACAAAACCCGTAACCCAACAGGGTGGCTTTCATTACCCTCTTGTTAAATCTAACGTAGCTGAAGAAATAGCCTATGCGTCTGAGCCAACCGCAGCGGTAAACAAAATTAGAAATTTTGAAAAGTTTGCAGATGACGATGTCTTAGGGGTGTTTTTGGCTGGGGGGCCACGATCAATAGACTTTAGCCACCATCAAGCCCAAGGGCTAGTGCGGCAACTAGAGGCTTTGCAGCCCTCCGCTGGAGCGGTGAAAGATTTTGATCGCAGTCTGCGCGAATTTTCGGTGATTAAAAAAGATTCCGAAGGGAAAAGCATCAAGACTTACCCTTTTAAGAACCTATCGACCAGCATTATTTCGCCAGAAATGGAAATTTTGATGTCGGAAAGAACGACCAAGGATTTCACTCCCGGCCAACTGCGGACAGCAATCTCCCAACTTATGTATAAAGACAGGTTTCAAAAACAAGGTTTTCCGGTCTATGACGATGCGTTAGAGGCTTTTGTAGATCCGAGGCTTCAAAAAGGATTTATGGGGCAAACGATTTTTCAAGCACTTCCCGGTAGAGGGATTCAGACCCCCTCTTATACGCACCAATCATATTCAGCCGGTATCCCCGGTAGGTATTTAGGCGGTTTACAGAGCCAAAGTGGCAACCTCGGCGTTCCTGCGGATTTATTGTTTTCCCAGTTATTTGCCAAAAACCGAGCTGCGGGCAAATCGGATGACGCTACGTTTACCTCCATGATGAAGTCCCACCAAGGCGAAAAGTTTACTGAGCAAGCCCTTGACCCGCTGATGAGGTTTTTAGGTTACTGACCACGCGGACTAAGAACTGATGCTCGCGCATAAGCTCATTGATGGTATCGGTAACGAACTCCAGCTTCTGTGCGTCAGTCAGACCAAGATAGTCTCGATCCCATTTAACGTAGCCAGAACGAGAATCAGGATTAAAGCCGCAGTATGCAATTATCTTTTTTGACATGGTAAGCCTCCGAAAGAATAGATAAACAGGTTACTACGAAAAGGTTGCAGACTCAAGACAAACAGTTCACAATTCCACGCTACACAAGGAAGTTATAGATTGAGCTAATCGATATGGGCGCACCGATAGGAAACACCAATGGAGCAAAGGGCAAGATGTTCTATGACGCCCTGCGGAAAGCTCTAGTCCAAAACCCCACAAGACTGCCTCGGATAGTAGAGCAGCTCTTGGCTCAGGCTGAGGCTGGAGAGCCTTGGGCGGTGAAGGAAGTGATAGACCGCTTAGACGGGAAGGCCATCCAGATCAACCAGATGGAGAACGCCGATGGGTCTCCAATCCTGAATGCGATACAGGTCACGTTTGTTAAGCCTGAAGTCATAGATGTCTGAGGTCGTAGAGGATCGTGAGCTACTAGCTCAGGCGGTTGCCAAGGCTGAGTTTCCGGTAAAACTTGCGTGTCTCTTTGAGCCCAAGCGATATAAGGTTCTCTATGGCGGTCGAGGCGGGGCGAAGTCTTGGGGAGTCGCTAGAGCTTTACTGATCAAGGGCGCCAAAGACCCCCTAAGAATCCTATGCGCCCGAGAGTTTCAGGTATCGATTAAGGATTCAGTCCACAAGCTCTTGGCCGATCAGATCGAGCAGCTAGGTCTAGCGGAGTTCTACGAGATAACCAACACCGCGATCCGAGGCCGCAACGGGACAGAGTTTTCATTTGTGGGCCTAAAAAACAACATCATGTCCATTAAGTCCTTTGAGGGCGTGGACATCTGCTGGTGCGAAGAGGCCCAGACCATATCCAAGACAAGCTGGAACGTCCTGATCCCAACGATCCGTAAGGACAACTCCGAGATATGGGTGACCTTTAACCCTGAGCTTGAGACCGATGACACCTACCAGCGGTTTGTGATCAGCCCGCCGGATAACGCGTTTGTCCAGAAGATTACATGGCGGGATAACCCGTGGTTCCCCCAGACCCTGCGGGAAGAGAAAGAGAACCTTGAGGTCAGGGATCACGATGCCTACCTAAACGTCTGGGAAGGTCTATGCCGCAGGACGGTAGACGGGGCGGTCTTTGCCCAAGAGCTGACGATGGCCGAGATGGACGGACGGATCACCAAAGTCCCGTATGACGCCGTAAAGCCTGTCCATGCGGTCTTTGACCTCGGTTGGGCAGATAACACCGCGATATGGTTCGTTCAGTTTGTGGGCTTTGAGATCCGGTTGATCCGCTACATCGAGGACAACCAAAAGACCATGAGCTACTACTTGGCCCAGATGCAGTCCTTGGGTTATGTGTACGACACCATTTGGCTACCCCATGACGCCGAGAACACGACCCTAGCTGCGGCTGGCCGGTCGATTGCGGACATCGTCAGGCAGGCCAACTACAAGGTTCAGGTGATCCCGAGAGTCCCGGTGGCTGACTCGATCAACGCGGCTCGGACTATGTTTTCCAAGTGCTTTTTTGATAAGGAAAACTGCTATCAGGGGCTACAATGCTTGAGACACTATCGGTATGATGTAGATCCAGATACCAAGCAGTTCTCTAAATCGCCCCTGCACGACATTTATTCGCATGGTGCGGATGCGTTTAGGTACATTGGTTTGGTGGTGAACGAACCCCGGAAGTCTGGGCCAAAGAAGCCGGTCTACCAGATCCCGGGATCATGGATGGGCTAAAACATGGCAAAAGTAGACGTACCCAGCGCAATCCCAGCAGACTCGCGGATTCAGGAGGCAATCGACTTCCTGAAGTTTTCCAACGAGGCCGACACCGAGAACAGGCAACAGGGTCTTGATGACCTAAGATTTTCAGCCGGTAACCAATGGCCGATTGAGGTTCAGAACTCCCGCCACCTTGAGGCTAGGCCGT